TGCTTCTTTTGAGTACATATCCATTTTATTGATATCACCCACCTTCATCATTTCTTCCATTATGGCCTTTTCTTGCTCATATTGGTTTCCAGCAAATGCAGCTGCTCTCGCCTTTTCTAAGTTTATATCAGCCCCTAACATTGCACTTGCTTCTAATTCATTTGCAATACTACTTTCAAAATCTAATAATGCTTCGGATGATTTAGAAGCACTTTGTAATGAAGAACCCATTGCAGCTAAACTTACTGCTGATTTAGCTAATTCTTTTGGTGAACCTCTAAAATATTTAAGAGCATCTCCACTATTATTAGCGATATCAGCCATTACTTTTTGAGGAGCAACTCCAGCTAATTTACTCATCTCAACAACTGACATACTTAATGATGCTGCTTGCGCTTCAGTAAGGTTTCCCATATTTTGGAATACCTTATTTACTTTGGAAGCTTCTGCAAATCCTACTCCAAAGTTTTTATTCATTATAACTAAGGATTCAACCGTCTCTTTTGCAGGTTGTTGTATTCCATCAAATGCGTTTGTGAATTCTCCAGCTGCATTCGCAACATCAGCGGCGTTAACTCCTAAGTTAGCGTATTCTAATGATACACTAGATATTGTTTTTTGCAATCCCTGTGTCTGAGAATTTAATAAACCCGTATTTTCTCTAAATGATTGTGCCGCCGCATCTAATTCTTTGAACCTTTCTAATCCAAGACTAAATGCTTTATACAACATATATGCAATTCCAACCGGTGTAAGTAAAGTAGCCGCAAATATTCTTGCCGAACCTGCTGCTGCCTTTAATCCGCCACCTATTCCAGTTGTAACACTTTTTGCAAAGCTCATTCCATTTCCTCTAGCGGTTGCAAATGCTTTACCAAACCCCCCTTTAAAATCCCCAATTACGTTTCCAAATTGGGCTTTTATTTTATTCTTAAACGGTTCAAATAAAGATGCCAATGGTTTACCTATTATTGGTATTGATTCAATATCATCCAATAAACCATCGGCTATTCCATCAAATTTACTCTTAACACCATCCGCTATACCATCTACAGTAGTTAATATCTTAGCACTTTGTTGATGTGCCTGTACAATACCCTCCAATGCTGCCTGTTGTTGTGTAAATGTTTCTTTTAATTTATTATTAATACCAAAATCTTGCTTACTTATTTGTTTACTATTTTCTCGAATAAGTTCTACAGCTGCCAATGCATCTGCTTCATTTTTCACCGACTTTAGAATTTCTTGTGTTAAATCAACTTGCTCAGCTAATTTTTTATTTCTCTTATCAGATGCAGCACCAATATCTCCCATAGCATTGCCAATCTCACCCAACATTGATTGAGTAAGTTCTAATAAAGAATTATATTCTTTTTGTTCCTGATTAGGTGATTTTGCCATATTAAACTATGTAATTAATAATCAAATCCTAAATACTTTCTCACATTTGGAGGGATAGCATTTTTTACCTTTTCCTTATCTCCACTTGCTATTTTTTCTATCTTATTTCTTGTTTTCTCTAAATCCTTATCTGCATCTTCAATGGATTTCTGCAAATCTTTATCATCCTTAATACCAGATGTTACTTGCTTAAGAAATAATCTTGCTAAAAAACTACTTTCATTCAACCATTTATTATGTGATTCTTTAAATAATTTAGCTTCTTTTTTTGTAATTTTCATTTTTTTACAGTTTATCAATTATATATAAATATCATTATAAAAAAAATGAGAGTTAACGATTAACTCTCACTTTAGATAGATTCGGCCCTTTTGATGGGCCTTTACTTTTTGATACCTTTTCGGTTTGTTCTTTTTCAGTTTTTTTCGATTGTATTAATTTGTTATAATAAAAATTTCTTATATGAACCGGCATTTGATATATATCCGAATATATAAAACCATTCCCATAATAACACAAATCGAATATCTGACTGTGTAAAATTACTGAATAATTACTCGGTAGGCCAAAAAAACCCTACGCCCATCGGAATCGAGCGTACCTCCTTTTCTCCTGTCTCAGGGTCTTCATATTCAAATTCCATTTTTACATCAGGTGATACACTCTTAATATGTTCCCTAAATGCTCTAGTATCTCTAGCTAAAAATTTGTTATTGATAAAATCTATAATTGATTTACTATCAGTTTTACCATCTACTTCCTGAATCATATAACGATATCTAGTAGTTAATTCTGAACTTATACCTCCTTTATTGAATTTAGCTAATGCTTTAATATCCTCTTCAATCTTTTGCTCATCACCATGTGATAACAATTTGAATACTAAATTATTTCCAGATGTAGTAGTATATGGGTATCGGTTATCTCTTCTCAATTTAGTTAAATCAATATCCTTTGTTTGAACTTTTGATAAATCTACATCTAGTTTTTCCTTATCTCCATTATCATTAGTAACTTCAATTGAATATAAAGGACCATATCCTAAAATACGAGTTGCTAACATAATAGCGTTCTTATCTCCTATTAGGATTTCGTTTATATCAATATCTTTATCAACAACAATTGATTCAAATAATTTGTTTAATACAATACCTTTTTTAATTAGGTTTTGAGATGTAAGGATTTCTTCCTCCCTAGCTGTCATATACTTAATCTCTATTGTACCCTTTGATAATGGGGATGTTTCTGGATACCCCTTTCCTTCAGATGGAAGTGTTATAACCTCCGTTGCGAAATCGTACTTTTGTTCTGCCATAATAATAACTTATTGTTTTGTATATAAATATATATATCTTAAATTTTCAAAACAAAAAAACCCCCACCATTTCTGATGAGGGTTGTCCTTCGGTAGCATCCGTAAGGAATATTTTTTTAGAATTCTAAGATTGCATAATCATAAGTAAGTTCTAATACGATTGTAGTAGGGTCAGTAGCATTACTCCAATCCAAATCACCGAAGTTCGCTGAAGTGATGAATGCTCCTTTTAATTTCCACTGCTCAATCTTATCACCTACTGGACCTAACATATAGAAATCCACATCCTTCTTATAGAACTCTGCGTATCCATCTCTACCTGTTAATGATTCATGTGATGTTCTCACCCACTCCATTACCGCTTGTGCTCCAGAAGGAACAATTGGGTCGTAAAGTGTAATTTCTAACGTAGACCAATCTCCTTTTCCTTTTAACTTTCTTTTGATGTTAATATGGTCTAATACCACAGGTTCAAAAGTGATTGTAGGTCTGTTACCAGCTTTCACTAAATATGAAGGGATACCATCGATTTCGAAGATGAATCTATTTTTCATCTTAGGTTCGAAATTGGTATAAAACATTTCGTTAAATTCTAATACTTCTGCCATTTTTTATTTCTTTTATATAAATATCAATTATCGAAATTATACACTAAATGATGCTCCTGTTGGTAAGATGTTGAAATCAATTACGATGAATTCAGCTGTCTTAGCAGGTTGTAAAAACACAGAACCTTGTAATATGTTTCTGTCGATTACATCTGGTGTATTATTTGTCTCATCCATAACCACTCTAAATGCGTAAATTCCTTGTCTTTGTTGAACTGCTTCTAAGTAAGGGTTTACAGTATTTAAGAATTTACTTCTTGTTTGTGCCGTATTTTGTTCGAACACTAAGAATCTTGAAGTAGATGCAACAAACTTCTTTAAGTTAATTAACAATCTTCTTACGTTGATTCTATCTAATGCAGATGCTTTATCTTGTAAAGTTTTCTGTCCAAATGCACTAATACCTTGTCCAGGAAATGTTGCGATTGGATTTACTTTACCTTCGTATAATGTATCTCTCTCTGATTGAGTTAATCTATTCAATACTTGAACTGCTCCTGCAATACCACCTCTATTTAAACCAGCTGGTGCGAACCATTCAGCACCTAATCTATCGTTTTGTGCGTATGTACCTGCTAATAATACCGATGGTGGAACTGCTACTAATTTGTTAGTATTTACATCTATAGTTTTAATCCATGGATAGTAAGTAGCTACATAGTTTGAATCTTCTCCTGCCGCTTGCTCAACTGCTTCTGAAATCGATGCATCTGCTTTAGAAAAATCTGCAATATAGAATACATCTTCTCTTTCTTGACAAATATCAATTGCTTTAGTTGTTACATATGGATGCCATTGTCTAATGATACCCGGAGTAACTAATAAGTTGATATCATACTCATCAGGATTTTGAATAGCATTTAATGCTTTAGCATAAGCTACTGAACCACTTGATAATGATGATACACAATTGAATCCTTGTGTGTTAGCCGCAGTAATATCTTCTCCTTTATTAATCGTTACAGTTGGGTCAATACCATCGAATCCACCTTGAAACGCTAATGTAAAGTTTCTCATCGCAAGTTGTATTGAAGAATCTGAACCTGATAATTCAGTTGAAACTAATCCTAACCCATATCTACCAGCGGTTACACCTTTAGGGTTATCTAAACCAAATGAATAGTTAACACCATTTCCAGCACCTACAGGTATTGGTTTCAAATAGTTTTTATTATTATCAGATACTATCGCAGTTTCAAAATCAAATCCACTTGAGAATATCGATGAACTGAATGAAGCTGATGTATATGTTACAATTGGGAAGAATGAACTTAAATCAGTTGAATCCGCTGCAGTACAATTAACTGGCAATTCATACTTA